GCTTCTGCCTCTTTTGTTTTTGGAGAAGGTTACGGACAGCTGACTATGGGATTGATAGCTTGTGGGATTCCGACAGTAACAGTATCTCCACAAACTTGGCAAAAAACTATAGGATTACGAAATACAGACAAATTGGGTAAGACAGAATGGAAAAACATCTTAAAGAAGAAAGCCCAACAGCTGTTCCCGTATGCAAAAGTTACATTGGCAACTTCGGATGCTTTACTAATATGTGAATATGGTAGAATTAAAGAAAAGGAATAATGGAAAAATTAAAAAAATGTAGCAAATGTGGCCGGGAACTTCCGGTCAGTGAGTTTTGGAAAAATGCTTCAACCGAAGATGGATTGCAGACATATTGTAAAGAGTGCGGTAATGTTTATGCCAGAAACCGTAAGAAAACTCCGGGAGGGGGGGGGAATTTGAAGAAAATATATTCCAATCCTGAATTGGCAAAATTTTCTCCACGGGAACTTATCGCAGAATTGAAAGCACGTGGATATACCGGAGAATTGAAATACACCCAAACAATATCATTATAAATGGAAAAGTTACGTCTATTGGTTACAACCAAATGTCCGAACAAATGTCCTATGTGTTGCAACAACTCATGGGATTTTTCAAAATTACCAGTTGTTGAGCATTTTAATTACAAAGAGATCATGATAACTGGTGGAGAACCACTTTTGTTTCCTGAAAAACTGGCAAATTTGCAATTAATAAGGTTTCTGCATATATAATTTACTAATAATCAACATTATATTATTTTCGCTTCTTTGATCAAGGAACAACACAGAAACAAAACCATTAATTAAAGCAAATTCAAACCTTTTCTATTTTCATTAGGTTTCATTCCTTTCACTTGTTTGCACAAGGAGTCCGAGCTTTACTGTGAGCAGTTATTCTCTCTGCTCCAAGGGATATTTATTGATAAACATACTTGCAGCCAAAAAAGAAAAACTCCCGATCTCTCTTCAGCCTGTGCTTCCCTTTTATTGGCAACCAAAACCGCTTTTACCGTAATAGCCATAGGCATACTGACAAGCAAATATGCCTATCTAAATATAGTTTACTTTGGTTTAGCTTATATATAGAGCTAATAGACTAAACTAAACTGAATTTTTTCAGCTTGTTCAACAATGCAGCCAAAAGAAAAATGGCTGTAACCAATCAGTTTTGGCGCAGCCATCTTTTTCCCTTTGTTTGACTTTACTTTAATGAATATATATAAGATGGGAATAAAGTAAAGCTCGTCTTTTTCTCTTTTCGCTGTATTATACTTACATAGTCTCTACTCAATATTAACGATTCTGATTATATGTCCTTTCAAAAACAAACTCCTGTAGCCACCGTTGAAATGATGGATTATCTTGGTATTCTTTGTAGAGCTCCAATCCAGACGTCATGGACCTAAGGATAATCGACATCAATGCTTTGTCACTTTCAATTCTCGCAACCTCTCTATCAGAATTGCGAATTGCATTCTGATAAGCTTCATTTTTAGCAACTTCTTCAGGAATAGCAGCGATTTGTTGCCGGATACGATCTGAATCCGTCCAAGGAATATTACCGAATCGAGTGTTGAACTCTTCCAAAATCGTTGTCAGCGACTGAAGATTCGGGGATGTAATGCCTCCGCTCCGTCCTACGGGAATGGCTTGGACTTCCGCTTTTTCATTGTCCAAAATAATACGTTGTTCTTCCTGAATCGTATTTTTGTAGCTATTGAAATCCACAGCATCAAGTAACCCTTCTGTATAATCATCTCCTTCCGGAGTCGGCAACTTGTGAATAAGCAAATTGAGAAAAATACTCAACTTTTCCCACTCTGCACTCCCAAAAGGCAATATGGCAGCCAAGAAGGCATAGGTTCTGATAAAACTTTTGGCACTGCTCTTGAACTTTACCTGTGAATCGGTATTCAGAGTCTTGTAATTCTCGGCACATGTGTCCAAAATCGAATCAATCATTTCACGATCCGATGCGCCAAGAAATAATCCCACTAAACGTTCAACATCTTCGGCCGTATATACTTGATGTTTTTCCAACTCAGTAATAAGGTCATTGAGCTTATTTGGATCGGTTTCCGAGGCTAATTCAGTCGTTTTGTAATAACGCTGGAACGATTTTTTAATGTCTTCCGGATCATTGGCAAAATCAAGAACAAATGTGTCTCGTTTTTTGGGATGGGCCCGATTGAGTCGAGACAAAGTTTGTACGGCTTTGATATCCGTCAGAATCTTATCTACATACATCGTATGAAGCAGCGGCTCATCATAGCCCGTCTGGAACTTATTGGCAACAATAAGAAAACGATAGGGGTCTTTCTTGAAGCGATCTTCAATCTCAGCACTCGGAAATCCATTCAACGAGGCTTCGGTCATCTTTCCGTACTCCTTGTATTTATTTGGCAACTCCTTTTCTCCGGAGAATGCTATTATGGCTTTATACTGGCTTCCTCGTTCTTCCAGCAATCGGCAAAATTCAAAATAGTAATCTATAGCTCGTTCGATACTGCTGGTCACGACCATTGCACGAGCTTGTCCTCCTATTTTCCCTTTGCTGATGACATTCGTATGGAAGTGCTCAACCATAATAGCCGCTTTGTGGTGGATTGTAGTTCGATCGCCTTCAACATAGGCACGGAGTTTGGCTTGTGCCTTTTCATTGTCGAATAATGGGTCATCTTCCGATTTTTTCACAAGTTTATAGAAACTTGATACCGGGGTATAATGTTCCAGCACATCCAGAATAAATCGTTCCTGAATCGCTTGACGCATTGAATAGGTATGAAAAGCCACATGTCGTACTTGCCCGTCAGGCTGTGGTATCGCATCTCCAAACATCTCCAAAGTCTTGTTTTTAGGTGTTGCGGTGAATGCGTAATAATTGGCATTTCGGACCATCCGATGCCCTTCTATGAGTTTGTTGATTTTATCTTCGATATCTTCCTCGTCGTCGCATACATTTCCCGAAACGGCCATATTCATCTTGGCAAACAGGCTTCCCGTCTGGCTCGAATGGGCCTCGTCAATAATGATGGCAAACTGTTTGTCCTTATTTTCCGTGCCTATACTCGACAAAATGAACGGGAATTTGTGAATGGTTGTAATAATTATCTTCTTCCCCGCATTAAGCAGCGAACCGAGTGTGGAAGAGTCGTCGGCCCAGCCAACAACGCTCCGCTCCTGCATGAATTGTCTTATTGTGTCCCGAATCTGCCGGTCAAGATTCACACGGTCTGTAACCACGATAATTGAATCGAAAAAGTTTTTTCCGCTTTTCTCCAGTTTGACCAACTGATATGCCAGCCATGCAATCGAATTCGATTTGCCGCTCCCTGCGCTGTGTTGAATCAAATAGCGTTTCCCCTCTTCATTCCGAAGGGTATCGGCCAACAGTTTGCGAACCACCGTCAATTGATGATAACGTGGGAAAATCATGGTTTCGCCGATAACCTTGTTCGTCTTTCGATCGATTTTCTCGACCACCTGCGAATAATTCTCCAAAATATTCGACAACGATTCCTTGGTCAGAATCTCTTTCCAGAGATAATCGGTCTTGATGCCATCCGGATTGGGCGGATTGCCTGCACCGTCATTGTTCCCCTTGTTGAATGGCAGAAACCAGGACGCCTTACCGCACAACCGTGTACACATTTTCACCTCGTTGTCATCGACCGCAAAATGTACTGCACATCGCTTGAAGTTAAAGATCAACTCCTTCGGGTCGCGGTCGTTCATGTATTGATTGACCGCATCATCGACATTTTGTTTGGTCAGTCTGTTCTTCAGTTCGAATGTAGCGATTGGCAAGCCGTTTATAAAGATTGCCAAATCCAAAGCCAATCGGGGAAATTCCTTGGAATAGGTCACCTGCCTCGTGACACTGAAAATGTTCCGGGCATACAATGCTTTCGCCATCGGATTTTGTTCCGAGGGTGTAGAATAGTAAAGGTCGAATTTATAAGCCAGATATCTGAAACCGTTGCGAAGGATGTCGATAATCCCAGCCTCGCCCAATTTCTTGCGCAGACTGACAAAAAATTTGTTCCGCTCATATTCACTATCCAGAATATGTGCGGCTTTCACCTTTTCGGGCTGTGTGGCTTGCAGGAACCGTAATACCCGCCCTTCATCGAGCGCATACTCCTTATTGAACTCGGCAGCCTTGCCGGGCTCGTAACCATTCACATCGACCAGATAGTCGGATATTATCTTCTCCAAACCGGCTTCGCTGATATCTGTTGCCATAATATTTCTCCTTTTTATTCTTCGTTTGGTATTTCTACTCCTCTGACATCGACTTTTCCTGTTACGACATCAGAAATTAGACGTTGCTTATACTCTTGCAGGTAATTGATTTCGGTCTTAAGTTTTGCGATATATTCGTCTATGACATATAGTCGATTTTTAATATACAGGACAATCTTTTGCTGTTCTTCAATAGGAGGAATAGGAATAAAATGCTTTGCTAACATTGCATAATTGATATTCTGTCCTTCTCGAATACCTGTAACACACGTTTGTAACAACTGAATAAAATCATGCGATTTAAATAAATGCTTGAAATATTCACTATTACGTTTATCCTTTGGGGTCAATATTGTATATGCGGCACTAATTATTCCTTGATAGTATGCGTACTCTATACCTCCTTGAAACGAACGAAGGCTAATCACAAAATCACCACACTTTACCAATTTAAGTTTATCAAAATCTTTGTTTACAACTACAACTCTATTATCATACATATCTTGAGGTATTACTCCCCTTGACTGTGTAGCACATAAAATTGGTTCATTAGGATATCCCTTTTCACTCCTTTCTTGTAAACAATTCTTTATTTTACGAACTTCCCAATGAGCCGGAATTTTTCCCAGCCATTCGATTCCGCTCTCTTTCATCGGGACATTGGGATCGAGGCCACGGGTAACAACGGCGGCAATTTCCGCCTGCTTTAATTCAGATAGAGTTTGTAACTCTCTCTCTCTCTGACATATACGTTCATTTATCTTGTTTGACTTATAATCCAGATAGGCAACAATTTGCCGTTGTTCCTCTTGAGGAGGTAATAAAATATAATATTTTTTTAATTCTTTATAGGTTAATGTCAAACGGATTCCTGTTCCTAAACCGTTGAAAACTTTTCTACTATCAAGTGCTTTGAATAAATAAGTTACATACTTTGATGATAGATTATTCCTAACTCTAACAGCAATATATGCCGAAGTAATAATTCCTGTATAATTAGCTCTTGCTATGCGTTGGGTAACAAAGTCATAGTTGAGATTTAGCCCATTAATTAGGATGTCATCTTTTCTAAATATTATACATTTTGATAGACTGCTTACATCTTCAATATTAACATCTGGCTTTAGAATTATGTCTCCAAACTTGAATTGGGATGGATGTGAAAAACGTAATGAAGTATTCAAATCCTTGACCTCGGTTAATACTGATGAAATCCTTGTCAATTCCCAATGAGTTGGAATTTGACCAAGCCATTCGATACCGCTGTCCTTATATGTTGGATATACTGTCATTTCTATTGTGCTTCAAATTTACTTTTAATCAGATTCAAGAAGGTTAGATTCCTTGCATCTGCATCATTAACAACTGCATCGAGATCCAGAATATAACGTACCGCCGGAATCTTTATACCCGACTCCCAATCTACAGTGATATCATTCGTATTTACAAAAACATTACCTTTAGAATATAGAGGATGATATCCTGCTGATGATAAATGTGATTTGTAATCATTGTCAAGTTCAACTACTCCGTATAGCCACAATGATTGCACTTTACCGGGGTACAATCCATATAGTCCTCGCGCTCTTTTCTCGAGTTGAACTTCTACCCGAACATTGTCCTCAGGCTTTAATCCTTTGCGCTTTAATTCAACAATTACGACATCAAATTTATCTTTAGTTTTTGGATCGTCCGAAAAGATAATTGCTATATCCGGTCTATTATCATCTTTTTTTATAACCTCGTCTTTTGTTAATTCTCGAAGCAAGTCTGTCATTTCCATATCACTCAAGATTGTGGAATATGTCATAAACTTGTCATCCAATATCCATGTGTTGTTTATATAAATATCTTGGCTGAAATCTCCAGAACGAAGAATCCTTTTCATCGGAACCAATATGTTGTGAATTTCAGATTCTTGATCCTTTTTATCAATCTTTTTTAATCGATCAATCGTTTTCTGGCGGAATAGCACATATTCCGTTAATGCCCTACCAGCCAAATTCATTGACTTTTCGAATTCCGTATCAGTTAAATCGGTCGACTTACAAAGAATATCTCGCTGATCTTTGATAAAACGCGTCTGTGCTTCTTTGATAACTTCGGTTTTTGAGCTTATTCCAATCGTGTCTTCTTCGAAATAGCCTCTCAAATGGGGAAATTGATTATTGAGTTGTTCAGATGTACGCTGCGTCTGTTCTATTATTTTGGGCGCCAAATCAGAAAGTATGGTTATTATTTCATCTCTAAATATTTTTTGGAGCATTCTCATGTCAGACGGTTTAATCGTTATAACCTGCCGAGTAGCATCTGTTTGCCCTTGAAAAGAATCAGAGTATAAAATAAACACCATATCATATCCTTTGGGGATACTCTCATCCGCAAAGACATCTATTGATTCATTTCGATTATCAATAGAGATAGCAGTAATTACCGATGAATCTTTTATATCGCATTCTTTAACAGAATAATACAGCGTCATCTCCCCGTCAAGGGAATATTTAGACACAATTGATTTCTCATTCAACTCAGGAATAGAAGCAGCACTAATTGTGCGCACTACGTTTGTTGTACCTATGGTCGATTGGATAGTGATATTTATATCATTCCCATTCTTTTTTGCTTTGTATAATAGAGAATAAAATTTCTTTAAGATTCGTCTTCTTATCCATTCAGCATCAGCAAAATTTTTCTCTTTTAATTTAGATAAGTTATATCCTGTCATTTCCAAAGTACTGCCGCTCTCGTGTTCACTCTCTAAAGTAGAACTATTGTTAGGAGCATCAGTACCAAACTCTTTGTCAAAATTAAACTCACGATATTGATTCCCATTATAGTGGCTGATTACCTTCACGTTATTAAAATAGAATAGGTAAACCAATCGCCCAAGTCCACGATGTGTTTTGTCGTCTTTGTCAACTTCCAAAAGGCGACAAAATTTTGTGTATCGCTCATCAGTAAAACCAATACCATTATCGGAAATTGTCAAATGGAAAGACTTTATGTTCGAAAGTGTAGATGCAGAAAAATGAATATCTATTTTTGTAGCTTCTGCGTCCAATGCATTAGCGACAGCCTCCAGATATACCATATCAAATGAAGACTGGGAAAAGAACATTGAAATAGCTTGTTTTAGATTGATCTCCATAATTAGTTTAATATTTGGTTCAACAATCCTTTTGTCGATTCCTCTATGGCCCGAATGTCGGCACGAATCTCATCGAGCGTTCGCAACCGCTTGGGTTTATAGAAATATTTGGTGAAACTCAGTTCATAACCAATTACATAATCGTCCGTATCGACAATAGCATCGGGCGTATATGGAAGAATCTCGTTCCGAACAAAAGCTTCGATACCTCCTTCATAGGTCAGCGGGACTTGTTCTTTATCACGCAATGTCTTGTCGATTTCGATTTTACCCCGTTTGTTCTTGACGATAACGCCTTGTTCGTCGCGTTTGGGGCGGTCAACCGTGATTTCCCAGTACCCGAATTCGGAATTGTCGAAAATTTTGCTGACAGGCGTCTCCTCAAAATCCATATAAGCCCGAAGTATCTGCTCATTGATTTCCGGCGTAAATTCGCAATTCTTCTCACCAAGATTCTTACGAAGAGGTGATTTCAGACCGGTAGCATCAATCAACTGAATTTTCCCTTTCCTTCGGGATTCCTTACGGTTCGTGACAATCCAAATGAAAGTCCCGATGCCTGTATTGTAGAACATTTTCTCAGGGACAGCAATAATAGCCTCCAAAAGGTCATTTTCGATAATGTACCGCCGTAAATTGCTCTCACCGCCTCCTGCATTACCGGTAAAAAGCGACGAGCCATTATGGACCTCGACAATACGGGTTCCCAACTCGGTGGTATCCTTCATTCGACTAATATTGTTTGCCAAGAATAACATTTGGGGATCACCAATATTAGGAACCAACGAATAGGCCGGATTTCCATCGTATGTTATCAGGAATCGGCCATCGGTAATATCCTTTTTATCTTTCAATCCCCAATTCTCCAAATCTCGTTTCCAAGGAGTCCCGAATGGTGGATTGGAAATACAGAAATCGAACTTCATACCAGCTTTACCGTCTTCGGAAATGGTCGAACCAAACGAGATATTATTTGCTTCTTCTCCGTCTCCTTTTATAAGGAGGTCTGATTTGCATGTCGCATATGTCTCCGGCTGTAATTCTTGACCAAAAATATGCGTATTGATGCGTTTGCCGCGAGCTTCGGCAAGTTGCTGAAGGCGCTCTTCGCTTACGGATAGAATACCTCCGGTACCACAAGCCCCGTCATAAATCAAATAAGAACTGTCAGTAATTTTATCCATGATGGGAACAAATGCAATTTCGGCCATCAATGTGACAATATCACGAGGCGTAAAGTGCTCTCCTGCTTCGGTTACATTGTTTTCTTCGTTGAATCGACGTAACAACTCCTCAAAGACGGTACCGATAGAATGATTGTCAAGAGCTGGCAAACGCACAGAGCCATCATCAAATAAGACGGGACGATTACTTAAATTGATTCTATTGTCGACAAATTTTTCGATGAGCAACCCCAATACGCCGCCTTCGACCAGTGTATCTATCTCATTGCGAAATTTGAATTTTGTAATAATGTCCTGAACATTGGCACTAAAGCCATCCAAATAAGCAATGAAATCCAATTTTAATTGTTGGGAATTGGTCCTTGATTTCAAATCTTTGAGCGTAAATGGAGAACTGTTGCAGAATGCTTGTCCAGCAACAGCACACAATGCTTCGTCTTGTTGAATGATATTGGCTGCGGTTAAGCGTTCTTTCATCGCTAAAACCTCTTTTTTCGTATCCTCTAAAACGGCATCGAAGCGTCTCAATACAATCATCGGGAGAATCACTTTACGGTAATCCCCCTTGTTATATACGTTTACAAGAACATCGTTAGCAATATTCCATATAAATGAGACCAGTTGGTTATGTTGTATCTGTGTCATATCGTTTATTAGTCTTTTAAGCATCCAATAGGAACCACATAAACTCCGTCTGCACGTCGATAGGCAAATTTTCCTGTAGCCGTCAATACCATTAAGAAAGACGGGGCTTTCATTTTATCCGTATCTATCTTTGCAGCCAATGTTTTTAAGGTAGTTGCGCCTTGCTCTATAAGTTGGTCTCCGCCAAGTTTTATTTCAATAAGGCCAAATTTACCATTGCGCAGATGAACAACTGCGTCACATTCGAGGCCGTACTTGTCTCGAAAATGATAAACTTGTCCATCTAAAGCGCTCGCAAATACGCGTAAATCCCGGATGCAAAGCGTCTCAAACAACAACCCCATTGTATTCAGATCATTAATCAGGTCCTTGGGGCCAAGACCCAAAGCAGCAACAGCAATTGACGGATCAACAAAGTACCTGGTATCAGATGTCCGAATAGCTGTCTTTGAGCGCAGATTAGGATTCCATGCAACAGAATCTTCTATGACAAAAATTTTTTTCAGAGCGTCAATATAAGAAGTAACTGTTTTTACATCCGTTGATTCCTCATCATTCACTCGCATATCTTCTACAATAGTACTGATTGGAGCCTGAGAACCTTGATGTCGAGCATATGAACGCATCAATCGTTTTGCCCGTTCTTGATTGCGTCGAACGCCATCTACTCGAGAAATATCCGAACGCGTCACAGCGTCATAATAGTATTTCACTTGATCCAGCGCAATATCTCCTGTTTGCAATGATGCACGAGGCCACCCACCTCGACAAATTAAAAAAGCAATATCATCAAGCGACAATTTGTTGATTCCCATTATATTATCTGGGGTTTCAAGCATTCCCTCCAAACTCACTTCTCCAGAAGATTCCCCCGACTCGTATAAACTCATGGGACGCATAGTTAGCCATGCAAATCTACCTGCTCCTGAATGATGGATTTCTTCTGTTTTTGCAGGAACAGCCGAACCAGTTAAAATAAAAAGACCTTCGCCTTCTCTGTGATCGACTTCAAAGCGGATTGTATCCCATAATTTGGGAGCAAGTTGCCATTCATCTACCAATATGGGACATTCTCCGACCAACAACGCTTTCGGATTTATATCAGCCATACGGAGATTCTGTTCTTTGTACAAAGGATCGTCCATGTAGATGATTGTGGACGCCTGTTGCTCCGCAGTTGTAGTTTTACCGCACCATTTAGGTCCTTCAATCAAAACGGCACCGATACCTGCCAGCTTTCGTTGTAACTCCTTATCCGCAATTCTCGGTTTATATGTCTTCATATCTATATACTGATTATAAGGCAAAGATAATACTATATTTTAGAATTTCCATATGTGGCTAAATTAAATTACCTTTTTTGGCTAAAAAATACAGCGCCATTCGGCTGTATTTTTTTGTATTTTTTGGATAAAGGGTAGTTGAAATCCTGAATAATCAAGTGGAAGTTTAGCGATAATTCGCTTCAATAATTGTGTTATGTTCTTGCCACAACCATTCTCCAACGGGCTTGCCCGTCTGCCACGAAATTTCTTTTGGGGGAGCCTAATACCCCAACCGCCTTTCGGCGGCGGGAGGGCTGCCACACAATCTGCAAGCAGGGGCAGTCTCGTTGTCCAATATTGGCCTGATTATAAAGTGGCAAACAGGTTGGTATATTCCGACGCAGAATTACCATCTGAGTTCCTCCGGCATCACGCACGTCTATCAAGCAATATAAGGGGAACAGAAAGAAGAAACGGGAACCGTTATCCGAGTCGGGCAGCATATTCCAGCAGCCTATTCAGAGATATTTTTCATTGGCGGAAGGTCAATCCTATAGACGACTTGTTCCTTTTATATAAGGCGGTAAAAGCCCTTATTTGGATCAAACTTTCGCCGCCGATTTCCTTTCTATTGTTTACTTGAAAATGGTTTAGTTTAGTTTTTCTCCCTTATATATAGATACTAAAGTAAACTAAAATATATATGGCCGCTCCGGTACAAAGAACCATTTATGTTTCAGTCGAACAACCCGTTCACCAGATTGACTGCATCGTCCTTTTTCTGATTGATGATTTTGGCGTATACCTGTGTCATCTTCACGTCGGCATGACCGAGCAACTTCGAGGTGGTATAGAGGTCGGCGCCAAGCGTCAGCATCATCGTCGCAAACGTGTGACGGGCGGTGTGAAATGAGAAGCGTTTGTCTATGCCGGCCGCTTTCGCCCATGGTTTGAGCAGCAGATTTATCATCGTTGGACTCGGTAAGTCGAAGACGTGGTCTTCCGCCATCTTGTCTCCTCGCTCCGGCATCCACTTTAACGCTTCTGGTGAAAGCGGCAGATAAATCGGCTCTTTGGTTTTCTGCATGGACACAGCAAGGCGATATTGACCTCTATCCACAAAAACATCTTTCCATCTCAAACCGATAATGTCGCTTATTCGCAATCCACAGAAGCAAGAGAACAAATAAGACTGTTTTACGGCCTTATTCTTCATCGGAGTAGCAATCAGTGCCCGGACCTCTTCAATGGTCATATACGAGCGTTTGCTCTCCGGCAAGCGTATCTTATCCGAGTTGTTGATCTTTGTAAATGGGTTGGACTTGATAATATCCGCACGAACGGCGGCATTCAAAGCTCCGTTCAGAATACGGTAATAAGTGTGAAGCGTAAAGTTTGACACCCGTTTTCCTTTGGGGCGATACTCCGTCAGCAGATAGTCGATATACTCTTGGCAGAACGTCTTGTCAATCTGGTCCATCGTTATTTGTTCACCCGCATAATCCTTCAGTATGCGGATGGTTACCATGATTTGGTTCCCGTCCTTTTTACCACGCTTCGCCTGATTCTCTTTGTAGGTCTCCATCCAGTCCAAAAGAAAAACCTTTTCCCTGTGTTCGATTCCGGCCTCACCATTGGTAAGTTGGATGATGCGCTTCGATTTGATGGCATTGGCGGCAGCCATTGTCGCTTGATTCTGCCTACGGGCATTATAATCTGTTTCGGGAATAAGGTACATCTTCAGATACTCGTATGTCCGTTTGCCATTCCGGTATATATCCAGATACAAGCTCTTATTTCCATTGGCCAGTTCTTTCATCCGCAGACGGACAGGTTCTTTGACTTTTGCAGGCTTTTTTACTCGTGGCATATTCCCTCCTCTTTTGCTCGTTGTATCTGCTGCAAAACTACAAATAAAAGCCGAGTTTGAGGAACAAATAAGAAACAAAAATGCACCGAAAAAGAACCAATCAACTGAAAAGAATGAAAACAATAGAAAACATTAAACCCCATATAATACACTGTAAATTAGTGCATTTGTTTGCACTTGTTTAGTTCTTGTTTTCATTTAACACCCATACTTTGTAAATCTGGTAAATTTGGCTGAAAGTATCAAAACCGTTCAAAAATTGGCCTATGGCAATAAAGGAAAATTATTTCTATATACGGCACTGGCTGATATGCTCCCCAATTATATCAGATACTTCGATGGAGTTGTTTACACTCCACATTCTGTTAATGATGTTCATAGTTTATTGGAGGCCAATAATTTTTTGTTGGATTACAAAGATGAACTTATGGAAAGTAAATCTCTTCGGCTCAATCTTTTTCCTGATATTAAAAAGCATATTCCTGACAACACAGACCTTTCGTTATGGAAAGTAAAAGATATGCAATGGATCAAAGATTGCCCGGTTCCGGCTGATGAAGAGTTCAAAAGAGTAGCTGAATTATGGGAGGTGGAATGATGAAAGATGTAATTACCCCCCCCCCCTACACAACATCCCTATCCCTTATCCTGGTCTTTAGAAGATGCTGTTTTTACTAAAGATAAAGGAAAGGTATTTTCTTGTTTTGCATGTGGCGGTGGCTCTACTATGGGTTACAAAATAGCAGGTTACGATGTTATTGGCTGTAATGAGATTGATCCACGAATGATGAAATGCTATGAAACAAACCATCATCCCCAGTATAGTTATT